TTATGGTTTTGGTGGTTACATGCATGACTTTAGGGTGAGTAAAGGTTTAGCACGTTATCCTTATGTTGCAAAGCCAGTAACACTTACAACGACTAATTCAGGTATGACAAAGCCTGATGGTACAACACCTACAGTAACAGCAAGTAATGTAACACTTTTAACTTGTCATGCTGGTACAGCAGGTTCCGCAACAATAACAGATGGAAGTTCTAATAATACTACAATTATAACAAACGGCAATGCAGTTGTATCAGACTTCGGTCCTGCTCCTGGTATGAAATCTGTTTACTTTGATGGTACTGGTGATTATTTACAATGCACATTGGCAGATACACTTGGTACTGCTGATTGGACTATAGAGTATTGGGTATATCATAATAATACAGATGACAATGATATACATTGTGCCTTTGGTGGATATGCTCCAGCTTTTTACTATAGAAACGGCTCTAGTGCTTTTGCAGTATATCATAATCCTGGTATAAGTGGTAATCACAATGCAAACATAACACCAATACCACGTAGATGGTATCACATGGCTTATGTTCATGATGACTCAGCAAACACGTTGACAGTATTCGCAAATGGTACACAAGTAGATAGTTTTACATATACTGGTAATATATCTTCAACCACATTTAGAATAGGTGACGATGGTACTTCAGCTTGGATGGACGGATATATTTCAAATCTAAGAATTGTAAAAAGTACAGCATTATATAGTGCAAATTTCACGCCTTCAACTTCAGCATTTCAATAGGAGCTAACATGCAGATAGGTAACGTAACTAATCAATATATCAATACATATATCAACGAAGGCACACAAATTGCTAATCAACAGTATGCTCAGAACCAACAGAGAGTAGAAGAGTATAATCAAGCACAGTGGCAAAGAGAGCAAGAGAAAAGACAGTATCAGTGGATGGCCTATATAATGATGATGCAGTTTTTCGCAAAGAACAATATGTGGAATATGCTAAATGATATGCGTATTCAAAGAACATTAGATATAATGGCATGAACAAAGAAGTATTTCTTACACATTTCGCTATGCTAGTTATTGGTATAGTTACTGGTTATGCAATATATAATTTTCTGTAAGCTTGACACATAGCATACAATCTGTTATTATGTCTTTATGAGATTCTATACAAATGCTTTTGTTCGTGGCAGTTATGTTTATGTTCGTGGCCACGACTTCGGTAAAAGATTTTACGATAAGATTTTTTACAAACCAACTCTCTACGAACCAAGTAGAGAAAAAACAAAATTCACAACAATAGATGGCCATCCAGTCAAACCTAAAAAGTTTGATAGTATGAGTCAATGTAAAGATTACATCAAAAAATATGAAGATGTAACTGGCTTTACATTTTATGGTTCTACACTTCATGCATACACATATCTAAATGAAAGATATGGTAATGACTATGATATGGAAAAAATACGTATTGCTAATATAGATATCGAAGTTGGCTCAGAAGATGGTTTTCCAGAACCAGAACAAGCAAATCAACCAATCACTGCTATCACTATCAAGATGAAAAATAAATTGTATGTCATGGGTACAAACAATTATCAAAATGATAGAGATGATGTATATTATATAAATTGTAAATCTGAACATAATCTAGTAGATGTCTTTCTCAAGACATGGAAGAAACTTGATCCAGATATTATTACTGGTTGGAATATTCGTTTCTTTGATATACCTTATCTTGTAAATAGAATTACAAAAATATTTGGTGATTACAAAGCAGAGCAACTATCACCTTGGGGTTTCATACGTGAAAGAAAAATTCAACAGTTACAGAGAACTTTACAATCTTATGAACTATATGGTGTAGCACAGTTAGATTATATTGAACTCTATAAAAAGTTTACATACTCAGCCCAAGAAAGCTATCGATTAGATCACATTGCAAACGTAGAAGTTGGTGAAAAGAAATTAGATTATTCTGAATTTGCCAATCTACATCAATTGTACAAATTAGATTATCAGAAGTTTATTGACTATAATATACGTGATGTTGAACTTGTCGAAAAAATAGAAGATAAGATGAAACTCATTGAGATGGCTATGGCACTTGCTTATGATGCGAAAGTTAATTATGAAGATGTGTATACTCAAGTTCGCATGTGGGATGTTCTTATACATAATTATCTTCTTGATAAGAAAATGGTTATACCTCAGAAGAAAGTAAAAAGAAAAAGCGAAGCATATGAGGGTGCTTATGTAAAAGATCCTCAAGTCGGTTTACATAAGTGGGTTATGTCTTTTGATTTGAACTCATTGTATCCTCATTTGATTATGCAGTATAATATATCACCAGATACTTTAATCGATGGTTCTATCAGAGATATATCTATTGAAGATGTTGTCAATAAAAATGTAACTACACCAAAAGATAAAGTTCTTGCCGCAAATGGCCAGTATTTCAGAAAAGATAAGAAAGGCTTTCTTACTGAAATGATGCAATCGATGTATGAAGATAGAGTTATCTACAAAAAGAAAATGATACAGGCTCAGAAAGATTTACAAAAGACAAAATCAAAAGAGTTAGAAAAAGATATATCAAAATATTCTAACATGCAGTTAGCAAAGAAAGTCCAGTTAAACTCTGCTTATGGTGCATTAGGTAATCAATACTTTAGATTTTATGATATAAGACAAGCGTTAGCTATAACTAAGTCTGGCCAACTCTCTATCAAGTGGATAGAAGCACGTATCAACGAATATTTAAACAAACTATTAAGTACAGATAATGAAGATTATGTGATTGCATCTGATACAGACTCACTATACATTACGTTTGAGAAAATGATAGATAAATTCAAACCTAAAAATCCAATAGAGTTTTTAGATAAAGTTGCTCAAACTAAGATAGAACCATTCATAGATAAAAGTTATCAAGAACTTGCAGACATAATGAATGCATATGATCAAAAGATGTTTATGAAAAGAGAAGCTATCGCTGATAAAGCGATATGGACAGCTAAGAAAAGATATATGCTTAATGTATATGATAATGAAGGTGTAAGATATACAGAACCCAAACTCAAGATGATGGGCATAGAGGCTATCAAATCAAGTACCCCACAAGCATGTAGAGATAGTATTAAAAAAGCTATCAACTTAATTATGTCAGAAGATGAGAAAACAGTTCAAGATTATATTGCAAGTTTTAAGAAAGAGTTTTCTAATTTACCTTTTGAAGAAGTTGCTTTTCCTAGAAGTGTTTCAGAGTTGAATAAATACGATAGTGGTGAGAGAGATAAACTTGAACTCGTAAAATCTACACCAATACATGTTCGAGGTGCATTAGTTTTTAATCATTTAGTAAGACAGCATAAACTAGAAAAGAAATACCAAACAATCAAAGATGGCGAAAAGATAAAATTTTGCTATATGAAAGAACCAAATGTAAAAACAGAATCAGAACAACCAAAACCTGTTCCGGTTCCTAACATGTACGGATACCCTAATAATATGCCTAACACGCAAACACAAAAAACTCGTGGCACTGGAGCAGCAACTAAGGGAACTGGATTTAGTAAAAATTCAGATTAATAATTATGAATTATGCAAGTTTAAAAACAGCTATACAATCATATGTAGAGAATGAGTTTACTACGACTGATATTAATGTGTTTATCACACAGGCAGAACAGCGAATATTTAATACAGTTCAAATAGCAAATTTACGTAAGAATGTAACTGGATCTTTAACAGCAGATAATCAGTATTTAACTTTACCAGACGATTGGTTGGATACGTTTTCTCTTGCTGTGTTAGACGGTAGTAGTAATTATAATTATGTAATCAATAAGGATGTTAACTTTATACGAGAAGCCTACCCATTAGCAGCTTCAAATAAAGCATTACCTAAATATTACGGTTTGTTTGATGATACTACTTTAATATTAGGGCCAACACCTGATGCTAATTACACAGTAGAACTACATTACTATTATTACCCTGAATCAATTACAGTTGCATCTAGTGGCACAAGTTGGCTAGGAGATAATTTTGACTCAGTATTATTATACGGTAGTATTTTAGAGGCTTATACTTTTGAAAAAGGTGAGCCTGATGTAATGGCGGCATATCAAAAAAGGTATGATGAAGCGTTACTAATGCTAAAACAATTAGCAGAATACAGAAACCGTAACGATACTTATAGAGCAGGACAAGGAAGAAGAGCAGTTGTTTAATATAAATGTAGAAGCAAACATAGGCACTCCAACCGTAGTTACTACAGAAAATAGAGGTATGGATGCAGAAGAATGGGCAGAATTAGCAGTACAAAGAATTGTAGCTATATCTGCAGATACACCTCTGCCTTTACGGGAACAAGCGATTGCGTATAGAAACCACATAAAAGCTCTGTTGGTAGATTACT